GACCTGCTGGTGCTATGATGCTCTGCTTTAACTTCTTACCGTTAGGACCACGGCTTGGCAGGTTTTGGAGGTTAATCTTATCATCTCCGCCCCACCGACCAGTATGCGCTGCATAATACCTCACAGGTACGGGCAGAATCCCACGACGGCTTATGTCTATAAAACGCTGTGTGCGTGTTTCCTCAAGTGTAGACTTCGTACCCAACCGAGCAGCGACCAGTGCTTGCACCCGATCATCCTCATGCTCTTGCAATGCTTTGAACGCCTCATCCGATTTGGCGAATGCGAATGTTTCCTTACCTGTGGTTGGGCTTATCTTTTTTGGGGGTGTCACACCTAACCCCTCAAGCACCACAGCAAACTTGGGGTTGGACATAAGTTCTTCTTTTTCGATGTTTGCATCCGCGAGTAGTTTGTCTTTGCGATCTTTGATTTCGGCAAGGTGCAACTCAAGAAGGCCCGCATCCAAATCCACCATCGGTTCAACGAACATGCGCAACGTCAGGTCTATCAGCTTCAACTCTTTGCGGGGGAAGTCATTTATCATACGCATGAATAGCTCATGTGTTATGTCTACGTCTGTGACACAATAGTCTCCATAACGAGCTAACTCTTCTTCCGTGAAGTCTACCCTACGCTTGCCCATAGCACGTACAACTTCATCACCCTTGTCTTGTAGGCCATAGGCTTTTGCGAGGTTTGCAAGCGACACACTGCTTTCCGTGCCGTGCAACGCACGTGCCATGCATAACGTGTCAGCGTATATCTTGGGTGTGATGCCAAAGCTCCAGTTCAGTATCGCACCATCGAACATAGTGTTGTGAGCCAGCACCATCTTATCAGACCAGTCATAACCCATCAGGTAATCTTTGATCTGATCATGCGTGCCGCTGACCCACTCAGTTTTTTCATCCCACTGCTTTACCGCAACCCCAATAACTTCAAAGTCGCGGTGGCGAACGTAGTTTTCAGTGGTGAGTTTAGACAGGGAATAATCCCTGTCATAGAACGTTTCAAAGTCCAAAGTTATTAGCTTCATTAATCGCTACCCGCGATTTCACCACCAATAGCCGCATACCCACATATGTCGATATACGTGTCAACATCCTTCGGGCCATCCCCATGCAAGCGGGATATCTTTAACAGCACCATCATGGCAGCAACGTCACGTGGGGATATAAAATTGTTTAGGCCCAGATGCGCGTTCCAATACCCAGCGATGCGCTCAAAGCTATCGGAGGCATCCCCGTACTCTTCGTGGCGCTCGCCGTTGATAAGCTGATCTGCCGCCGATAATATGCTAGAGCGTTTGTTTGTTTCACGTGAAACAACCTCTTTGCCACCCTCTTCATCAAAGTCAAACAAATCCTCAACGTTAAAATCGTTGGAGGTTTCCCCTGTGGCCTCGCGCTCCCCTTCCAACTCAGCAAAGTATTTAGCATCTGCTTCCGCTTCCGCTGCATAGTCGGTGTCATCTATGTGCAACTCCTTCGGTGCATCCAAAACTTCTTGCGGGGTTCCAATCTTCTGCATCAGCCTCCACACATACCCGTAGGATGTCCCCGTGCCCTTGGCGATTTCTGTTATTTTTGCCTTGGGGTGCTTAACTCTGTAGGCCCAAATCTTTTCTTGCTTCTTAGTCATGTTATTCTCCTAGTTTCCATTCGGGCATCTACCCGATTACGTTTTTGGGATCTGGTATCGCAGGGCAACCAATGGAGAAAGTCACCCTGCGAACCAGTATGAGGTCAATGGCCCGAAGTAATACTGAAAGGTTGACCACCCCTCACTGCCGTGGATATTTCATGAACAGAGGTCTCTCACGGCTCTACCTCCCCACCCTCACAGTTTCAGGTGGTAACTTGTTCAGTCTACCTTACGAGGCAAACCAAATTTCTTTTTCATGTTGAACGCCCACTTCTTACTTTTGCCCATTATGTCCGCTGCATCTGTCACAGTCATCTTGCGTTGTAGCATGCGATTGAGCACCTCGGCGTCCTTGGTTAGGGGTAAGTTGTTAACGGGTTCCTTACGTGGCCTCCCGCCCAGCTTACCATTCTCTTTTGATTTAGCGCCATTCTCCATGTAACGATTACGTGTCTCCAAGCGCGGGTTATCCGTTTTATCCTGTTTGATCTGCTTCAACCAACACTCACGATAGAACGGCTCATACTCTTTTCGATGCGGTATTTTCAAAACTACTTGCCCCGCAAGTCATTAAGCACGCTGAAGGCGAGATCCATATTGGTTTCGCTGACAACCAGCGCAACGCCCCCTGCAGCTATTATTTCATTTAAGTTTTTCTCCTGCAATGGTGTTGGCTTATTCTTGCCAGCCTTGCATTCGATACCTATGAACTTGCCATCCATACACGCTATTATGTCAGGCACACCGCTACGACCATACCCCCCTGTAACTGGGTAGAAGTAGTACGCACCTAAGTCTTTTAGATGCGCGACCACTTTCTTTTTTACCTTTGCCTCTGGGGTCATTGCTTCGCCAACTTTTGTATTGTGTCAAGGAACCCCTTAACTTCTTTACGGCATGCTTGAATGTTTGCCAGAGTGCGGTTCATGTCAGCTACTTGCTTCTCGAAACTTTTTATTTTCGTTTCAAGATCAGCGATATGCGTATCGGTGCGATCAACCCACAGATGCGCTTCACCCACACTTAACTGATCATCCTCATTGCCATCGGGGCCAAACATATCTTCGCGTATTGTTTTGACCCAACCCCACATTATGCCGTTCTCTAATGCGTCAGCCACAGTCTTATCCGTTTCGGATTTTGTGTAACACTGTTTATCAATGCTATACACATCTTGCAGCATCAACATGATATCACGCTTCTGTTCGCGTGACGGTTGGCGGTTTGGTTCAATTTTGGTTACGTTAGTTTTACTCACTTTTTTCTCCTTCCGCTTTGCCATGCATACATCGCACACGACACCCTTTGGATATATTTTCCAGCCCAGCTTATGTAGTTTCTGGATAATCGTTTTGTTGTTTTGGAACTCGGGTTTGGCTTTACGATCCCCGTGCATGCACGTTACGAAAACCTCATTCGGTTTTAAGCCGTGGTCTTTGCATTCATCGCAGACGCACTTCGCCTGTTCCCTCCCGTCTTTATAAGCAGCGGTAATAGTCATAGCGTTACCTCCTAATAAGTTTTGCCCACGTACCACGCAGCGGCCATCAGTGAAGCTGTTATGACAAACCAAACGTAAACCTTGGGTATTCTGATAACAAACGCATCATTACCAGTAGCAGCAGCATTGTTACCTATGGCGGCAGGGTTGCTACCTATAGCGGTATTATAAGTACCTGTGGTTTTGACGGCTGGCTGTTGGCTCTTAGGCTTAACGTGTTTTGTCTTAGCCTTCGTCTTGGCTGCCTGTACGGGCTTGGTAGTAGAATTGGGTAGCCATTCCGCAAACGGGGTTGGGTCCATATTGTCATAGATGAACCACATCTTTTTACTAAAATCCCACTTAGCGCCCAAAGCCTTCGCCCGATCTTTTTCAATAAACGGGCAGTCTAGGTATATGATTTTGGAACTGTTGAACACTTGCACAACCTCCTCATCAGTTAGGTTGGGATCTTTAAACGCTTGTACTGTTACCTCCTTTGTTGGCTCGTCAGACTCATCCCAACCATCCAGTATTTCATTTAGTGATCTTCGCACCTTTTTAGGGCGACCTTTCGACTTTTTCTGTGTCCAAACATCAAAATTTTCAGCAAGCTCTTCCAGCGTAGTTGGCAACGGCGCTATCTTGTTCATCGCATACGTCTTTGCCCTCACGCTTTTAGGTGTGCGCCCAAGCGATGCCGCAATTTCGGCATGGGGTTTGCCCTTAATCCTAGCCGTTAACATTTCATTGATTTCTTTATTGGTAAAATGTTGGTACATAATCTTCTCCTTGTCATTCGGGTACATGCCCGATTTCATTTTATAACCCAGTACGTGTTTTCCTCTGGCCTTGACCCTACACCGTCAATTTCGTCCAGAGGATTTGGTTCTAACACAGATAGCGAGTTAACCCTGTCTTGTACCCATTTAGGGGTATCATTGAGTGACATGTAAAACTCTGTGCTATAGTTGTCAAGTGATAAACTACCAAAACATTGTACACGGATACATGAAGTAGTAGGGTCTATTATGACCCTACATGTTGTATCACCTGATGGATCACGCATCTAAAAACGGATTTGCTTCGTCAACGTGAATTGTGTAGGCGGTGTCACAATGCTTGAAACCAACACCCTCGACATAGCTATCGTTAGGCATGATCTGCAACGTTGATACCCTGTTAACAATCCAGTCGGGCACCTCCTCTTGGAGATATACTTCATGGCCTGACACGTCAGATATAGATGGGTGATAGTCTCGCCCGTTCGCCACGTTCACCGTACCGACCATCTTATCACCATATTTGTTGGTGCGCATCTCGACGTAGAGCACGGGTATGACCTTATCGTTACGTTTGTGCAGCACGTCAAACTTGTTAAGCAGATCCAACACACCCTCCTTGATGCTTTGATCGCTGAACTGATAGTCTGTCGCTATCATGTGCTTGAACTCACCAAGCAACCTGTGACCCTTCGGCCTGAAGTCTATCTGCAAGTCCAACTTCTTAGCCGATACCCTGACATCTGAAGCAGCCTCACCTTGCACGTTACATATAGAAGTAGCGGCTTTGTAGTTAGATATTCTAGCGCCCTCCTCCACGGTGTAACTTCTCAGCATTTGCGTGGCACGTTTGATCGCCTTGTCACGGAGATCATACATGACCATGTGGTGCTGCACTTTACCTGAAGCATACTTGTTGTTTTCATGGAACGGCGAGAACACGCAAAACTTGGGCGGTTTGTGCGTGCTAGCAGTGAGATAATCACCGTACCCAACCCAACCCATGACGTAGGTATCGCCTTCGCGGTAGATGTAAGCTGACCTGTTGTCACGCAATTTAAAGGATGTGCCACGTAACTCGCTACACAGTAGTTTGGCATACTCCATCGTGACAATGGTTTGTTGTGATGGCGTGGAAGCATCTGTGATATATGTGCTCACAAGGACATCGTGGTTCCGTCCAGCTTCGTGGACCAATGTATGTTCAGTCATTAGTTATTCTCCATTTCCTGTTCGGGCATCTGCCCGATTGATGGTTTAGCCTTTGGCCTTATTGTTGAAGACAGCACATCTGTCTGTTTGCATTGCCCGATTGCATTCTTGTCGAACGCATAGACGGGTTCGTAGTATGCAGGTAACGCGTCACCACACGCATCTGCACTTGGGAAGAACGTCGTCGATTGCACCGTCTCCCCGCTAATGCTGTATGTCAGCATCAGTATCGTAAAATATTCTACCACGGCGGTTCTCCATTCTCGTCTAGCAGTGGCATCTTGAAGGTGAAGTCACGCTCCACCTTCGGTTCAGTTTTATGAGCTTGGCCTGCGAGGCCCACCAGTGACAGTTGTTCTTCTAACCAATCAGGTAGA